AAACATGAGTAAGATCGAAATTAGTCGTTTTCGCACTACTATTGTTGGAGAATCAGACGCTACAAATGTAGAAGTGAGAGCTGAAGAAATTCAAACAATGATTAAAAATGCAGCCTCTAAACTTGAAAAGAATATTTTAGAAGAGCGTCTTGGTAAATTAACCAGTGGCATTGCACAGTTAAAGATTTATGGTGCCTCTAATGGTGAATTAAAAGAGAAATCAGATCGAGCAGAAGATGCTGTTTGTGCAGTTCGAGCTGCCATTAACCATGGTTGTTTACCTGGTGGATGTCGAACACTGATTAATTTAGCAATGAGTTTGTCAGAAGAAACAGACCCTATGGTTCATTCTGTCATCATCCCTTCTTTATTTGCACCGTTTCATAGATTACTTGAAAATGCTGGATATAGTCCTGAAGAGATCGAGAAGCTTATTGTTAAAATGATCGAAAAGCCAAATCATGTTTATGATGTTGAAAATGCTACTTTTGGAGATTTCAAAAAAATGGGAGTGTATGATGCTGCCATGGCCGTTGAACAGGCTCTAAAAAATGCAGTTTCTATTTCATCGGTTATGGGAACTCTAGGTGGTATTGTTGCTTTCCCTAGAGACAATCAATTAGAAAATCAAGAACATAAAGAAGCTATGAATTTCCAAAGAACTATTGACAATGCACAGTCTTTGGCAAACGAAGCAAATGAGAGGCCATAATGACAGCTATTAAAATTGACCCAGAATTGGTAAAACAATACGCTCGCGTAAAAAACATTTCTGAAGAAGAGGCACATAAGCGTCTTGAAGAAAATATGGTTAAGGAAGCTGTCGAAGTTGATTTGCGTCAGCAATATCAGGTTTTAATTAATGCTTTTAGAAAAATGCAACCACAACTTCAAGGTGTGGTTTTACGTGAAAGTGACACAAATTTAAAGCTAATGGACCTTGACAATAGAATGAAAGAATTGATTGCTAAACTTGAATTTGAGCGTGAAACATACGCCAAATCAATGAAAATTCTTAATGATATTGTTAAGGTAGATCATGAAACAATGGAACGTATTAAAAAATTAGAAGATGCTCTGAATACATCTTTCTACCAAAAGGTTTTAAACAAAATTAAATGGATGCTCAAGCGTTAAGTCTATACTCTCCTCAGGAACTTGAAGAGATCAAGAAAAAACTGGTACTCAAGCCTCTCAACAACGTACAAGAGTTGAGAGCTTGGATGTATTTGTTTTTTAATATTGACTTTCCATCGGGTGTTGTATATCCAACATCCACACATGGTCCAGCCGATGCTATGTGGCGTATTTATGAATTAATGAAAACAGGTCAGTCTCAAGACACGCCACAGGTGACCATGCTTTCAAGTCGAGACTCCTTTAAAACCTTAAGTGCTGCTGCACTTGAGGTGTTGTGCTTTATCCATTTCAAAATCAGTATTGCACACGCTGCAGCTGTGGTTGATCAATCTGACAAAGCTGTTCAATATGCCAATGGATTTTTCCGTGAATTGAGACCATATCTTGAATATCACGGTTGGCAACGTGCTACTGATAATAAAAAGAAAATTGAGTGGATTACCGATACAGGTGAATCCATTTATCTACGAATTCTAGTAATGAGCATTCGTGGTATGAACTCTGAACATTTACCTATGCTTTTTATCGATGAGGTTGACATTGTACAAGACGTGCGAGCCCTTAAAGAAGCAAAGATGGTTCCTTCGCTTTATAAAGAATACTTTCCCTTAACTGTTTATCTTTCCACTCGTAAATTTGCCGGTGGATTGATGGAAAAAACACTAAAGGAAACTTTAGCCGCTGGTGGAGAGGTTCTGCGTTGGAACATCTTGGATGTAACAGAAAGAATTACCAGGGAAGAGGCTAGGGCTGATGAGCCGAAGGTTGTTCGCTACCTTTCGCGTCAACTTCCAATGGAAAATCTTTCTCCTGAGGACTGGAATAAGCTTCAGGATGAAAAAAAGAACGATTATGAAAGATTTGAAGCTTATGCTGGAATTGCTCTACACCCAATGCTTCCAGTTATGCATAATTATTTGGTTGATAGACCGGGTGACGATGTTGGTGGGCTTTATAAAAAGGTAGCTGCGGTTAGAAATAACTTTAAACAAGTACCTGCAGATATGGGTGAAGCACAGCTTTTGTGTAATAAACCTTCATCTAGTGGCTTGGTGTATCCACGCTTTGATAATCAAAAGAACGTCTTAAGTGTCAAAGAAGCAATTCAAAGACTTTTAGGTGAAGATGTCAATATTGATAGTTTTGAATACCTAAAAGACCATTTAAAATCCCTTGGTGTTACGATTATTGGTGGTGGTGACTGGGGATATACGGATTACACGGTTTTGGTTGTTATTGCTTTAATGCCTGGTGGTGAAGCTTGGCTGTTAGATACCTTTATCCAACAACATTTGGAACTTGACGATATTGTGAAATATGGCAGTGAGCTGCAAAATACATGGAATGTCGACCGTTGGTTTGTCGACCAAAACTACCCTGCTTATTTAAAGACTTTAAAGCGTAAGGCTGGAATGAAGTGTCCTTCTTTTGACAAAGTGGTCGAAGATGGCATTACTGGTCTACAGGGTAAAATTGTTGATTCTATGAATGTTCGTCGTTTTTTTCTTGTTGACACCCCAAACAATAAAATTGTAATCACCTCTTTTGGTGAGTATAAATGGCAATTAGACGGCAAGGGTGAAATCATTGAGGGTAAGCCATACCATGATAAGGATGGCGTTGCCGATGTTATGGATGCCATTAGATACCCAGCTCAAAATATGTTTATTAAGGGCAAAAAAGTCATCCATACCTCAACTGGTAATCCAAAAGACATGAAACCAGTACAAACTATTGAAAAGAATAAGGAAATCGTAACACAAGTAAACAACAATATCATGAAGAATAAAATTCAAGAGCTTACGCAAGGTGCGAACCCAGCAGCCAATGTTAGGCGAAAAGGGCGTATATATTGGGGTTGATTTTCATTTTTTTGCGCAAAAACAGCCATTTAGGTCTAAAAATTCGCAAAAAATACAATCTTTATATAAAAGCTCATAGATTTTGGAGAAAAAATGTCTAAGTTGAACCTTTTAATTCACGTTAACGCATATGAGGACTCAAATCCTACTAATAACCCGTCTCGCAACAATTTTAAGTGGAATAGGGATCAACAAGGGATTGATATTTCTGAGCCAACTTCTCAGTCTTTATCCTTACCTGCAGGTCAAAGCATGACCTTATTTTCAGGTACTGTGTCAAACGCTTCTGACAACACTACCACATGGGATATTGCTTTAAAAGCCGGTACAAGCAATACTTATAAAATTTCTAAAAATGCAGGTACTTCACCGGCTTTTAGAACAGCAAGGACAAGCTCTGCCGACGCCACAACTGAAATTACAATTACTAAGAATGCCAGTTTATTGACAATTGCTTCGACTGGTGGAACAGCCCTAAATCTTATTGTTGGTGGTGTCATTGTTGGAGATGAAATTAGATTAGGTAGTTTGTTTAGCCCAGTAAATCGTGGAAAATACAAAATTCTTTCTCGAACAGCTACGAGTGTTACAATTGAAAATAATTCTGGACAAGCTGAAGGACCTATTACATTAGGTGTTGGTTTTGCTGATCAATTAAGTATTTTTAGCGCAGCTGGTGTTCAGGTAGGCGACAAGGTTGACTTGGTAGCTGGGTTTAGCTCCGTCAGTTTTGGTACTTATGAAATTACCGATGTTTCTCCTGATTATATTGAATTTTATAGCAGCGATGCCTTGCCGGTAGAGTCGGCTGTTTCAAACAACCCTGCAGCATTAATGGTATATCGAGATGCAAAGCAATTTGTTTATATCGAATCGAATAAAAAATTAGAAGTTAAGATTAACAACTCTGCAACTCCCAATACAATCGAACCAATGCAAGCAGGTAGTTCAAATGCTCCTGGAATGTTTATGTCAAGTTCTTCAATGAAGAGCTTGGAAATTACAAACTTGTCAATGGAAACTGCCAATATTTTTTACGTGACGGCGGAATAGGATAATCTATGAGTGAAGATAAAAAGAAGATTATCATGGAAGCTGCTGGCTCCGCACAAGAACAGCAAGATCAATTTAATCAAGCTATGGTTATGAATGCAAGTCGGGGTGATATTAATTCTGACATGATGAAATCCCTATTGCGCCATGCAACTGGTGCAGTAGGCAAAAAAGGTAAAATCCCACGTTTAGCTTTTGCTGAAGACCCAACACTTCATGATAACTATGCAGGGTTGTACAAATTACGTCGAGGCTTATTACCTCCAAACGTTATTAAAAACATTCGTACTCAAAATTTCTTAATCGCCGGTATCCTTCGCGCTCGTGGTAATACACTATCAATGATGGGTCATATCCGCAAAGATCGATTTGACGTCGGTATTGAAGTGGATATCAAACCAGAATTTAAAGATCATATCGAACCAGAACAAATGGTTAAAATTCAAGAGAGAATTGACCGTTTCGTTAAACTTCTTATCAATTGCGGTCGAACAGACGGCTTAGATGAAGAAGATAAAATGACCCTTCCAGAATTTTTGGATTTGCAAACTAGAAATGGTTTGGCTTTTGGTTGGTTTGCTACTGAAATCATCTACAAAGGTGACAATGACGACGAATTCCATAGATTCCGTCCAGTCGACGCTGGAACTATTTTTCACTCTGTTAAGAAAGGTGAGGCTGCAGAATCTGTACGCAGAAGTTCATTAAAAGCATTGCAGTATTTGACTGGTGTTGAAATCGATCAGTCAATGTTAGAAAAAGACGAATATGCATGGATTCAAGCTATCAATGGTATGCCAAAACAAGCGTTCACTTCTAAGGAAATGATTGTTTACAATCTTTATCCTTCATCTGACGTTGAACACAATGGCTATCCAGTTACTCCACTAGATACTGCAATGACATCTGTGACAACACATATGTCGATTGAGATCTACAATAAATTATACTTCCAAAATGGTCGCGCTGCCAAGGGTATGCTTGTTATCAGTTCTGATGACATTGATCAAGCAGCGGTTGAGGACATTAAGCAACAATTCAATGCTTCTATCAACAATGTAAGTAATTCTTTTAGAACCCCTATTTTTGGTGTTGCTAAGGGTGATACTGTTGAATGGATGCAAACAACACCTAATAAAAAAGATGGTGAGTTTGAATTCTTATTTGATCAAACGACTCGCAATATTTTATCAGCATTCAACATGTCTCCTGATGAATTACCTGGTTTTTCACACTTGTCAAAAGGTACAAACCAACAAGGTTTATCAGAAGCTAATAACGAATTTAAGTTAATCGCTGCTCGCGATACTGGTATCCGTCCATTGTTACTTAAAATTCAAGATTTCTTGAATGAGAAATTATTCCCTCTTATTGATTCTGAGCTTTCACAACTTTGCAATATCGTATTGGCTGGTTTTGACGCAGAAACAAAAGAACAAGAGTCAAATCGTCTATTAAGAGATATGCCTATTCATTACGCTTATGATGAGGTAATGGAAGAGGTAGATAAAGAACAAGTTGGACAGCACATGATGGGAAATATCCCATTCAATGAGCACTATCGACAAGCTTTAGATGCTTACTCAAGCGTCAATGACATCGTAGGTTTCTTTGCGGATTCACCCGCTGCAATTGTTGATCCAATGTTAAAATATAAACGTGATCAATTTTTCTTCCAATGGTTAGAAGTACTTTCTAATGCAAATCCAGAGGCTGCTGCAGCTTTCTTTGCGTCTAGAGACGATTCTTTAGACATTTTAAAAATGTACTTGGATGATTATTTAACTGAAGAAGAATTAGGATAATAGGAGTTTAAAATGGCTGCAGACTGGAAAATGAAGTACCAAGAAATTCGTGGAAAGCTTAAAGAAGCTACCGACGTCGCATGGCGTTTAGGCTATGAACGTGGCATGAAAGATGGAACTCAACAAGCGCAAATGCAACAAATGGCTCAGATGCAGCAACAACAAGCTGCAATGATGGGTGGTGGACAACCTGGACAACCCGGTGCTCCTGCACAAGACCCAATGCCGGGGGGTGACCCAAT